GCCGTAGCCGTAGCCGTGGCCGTAGCCGTTGCCGTTGACGCAACTCACGGGATAAAAGCGTTCAGGGCTGGTCATCACGTCGGCCCTCCATGTTGGAAAGCCGCGCTTTCAATTCACGAAGGCGGTTTTCTGCCCAGCGCACGTCTTTTTGATAAATTCGCAGATATTCCTCTGTCTGAACGATATTTTCGCGCAGACGCGCAATTTCATCTTCTCTGTTCACTTCAATGCTCACTTTAGCTTTCAAAACAAACTCCTCAGCCCGGCACACATGGTCCCAAGCGTTCCAGAGCATCTCGCTCGTCTTTTCGTCATTGGTCTTCGACTGGTGTAAAAGATACGCCAGCCGTGTCAACTCGTGTTCAATTTCATCAAGGGTCAATTTGTCTCTCCTATGTCTTTCGCCATTATGGGCACACGCCCAACCACATTGCAAGTTGCTTTTTGGGCCGTTGCCCATATAATTCACACATGAATCCATCAGACCTCTTGGCTGAAATCGAAAAATTCTGCCGCGAGCAGAATATGTCCGAAAAAACATTCGGGGCATATGTGCTGAATAACAGCAAACTCGTGCAGCGTCTCCGCGATGGCGGTGATATTCGCATCGGCACCTATAATAAAGTGCAGGCATACATAAAGGGCAACATTAAAAATGATCCTGAGCATTGATCCCGGCCTGTCCGGCGCGCTTGCGTGGGTGTCCACCGATGGCCATCTTGTCGCCGTCGAAGACATGCCTGTGGCCAAAATCCGCGACAAAAACCGCATCGTCGCAGCCAGTCTAGCCGCTCTCATGCGTGAGCGTCCGGTGGACTACGTCCTCATTGAGCAGGTTTCCAGCCGCCCTGGCGAGGGTGCTGCAGGGGCGTTTGCGTTTGGGTATGGCGCTGGGTTGCTGGAGGGCTGCGCTGCAGCTATCGGCCTGCCAGTGCGCCTTGTGACGCCAGCCGCCTGGAAGAAGGGCGCGGGGGTCCCGGCTGATAAGAACGGCGCACGGATGATGGCATCACGCCAATGGCCCGGCGCGGCAGACCAATTCAAGCGGGTGAAGGATGACGGGCGAGCGGAAGCTGCGCTTATGGGTCGATGGGCAATTTTAGGAGGAATTAAATGATTGACAGCGGTGCAAATGGGGTGCAGGATCGCACCATGATAGCCGCAAGACAGTCTGTCACGTTTACAAAACCCCAGGCAACTTACCTGCGCGAGGAGGCCGTACGGTTGGGGATATCAGTGTCAGACTTAATCCGGCGTATCATTGACCAATATCGTGAGGGAAAATGAAAAACAGATTGACTCTGGCGGATGCGTGCAAAATGACCACTGTGGAGTTGGCAAAACTCGACATTGATCAACTTGCACTCCTCCTTGAGGATGTCGCTGAACTCAAAGCTGAGGCCAAGCGTTCAGACGAGGCGGTGTATTCTGCCATCCACCTCAAATACAACGAAGAAGCCACGTCAAAGCGGCGCGAAAAGGGCATTGACACAGGTTCTGTGCGGATAGACGATGGTGCCTTCACCATCATCGCAGACCTTCCCAAGCGCGTCGAATGGGACCAGTCTGGGTTGGGTCAAGTTGAAGTGGCGTTGTCTGAAATGGGCGAGCCGGTTGAGGAATACATCAAGCTAAAGCGCGATGTATCTGAAAACGCCTACAAGGGCTGGCCGTCTAGTCTGAAAAAGCTGTTTGATCCGCATCGCACCGTCGGCGCGGGTAAGCCAACATATAAAGTCTCGGCACGAGGAGAGTAACATGGAAATCTCAATCGCTAATATCAGGCGTGGCAACACGCCCAAGCCAGCACGTTTGCTTGTGTATGGCGTGCATGGCATCGGCAAGACCAGCTTTGCCGCATCTGCCCCCGATCCGATCTTTATCCAGGCGGAAGACGGTCTAGGGTCCATCGATGCGCCGACATTTGGTTTGGCCCAGTCATACGAAGACGTGATGCAGGCCATCGGCGTGCTGTTCAACGACCCGCATGATTTCCAAACAGTTGTCATCGACAGCCTGGACTGGCTGGAACCGATGATCTGGGCGAGCGTTGCCAAGGACAACGGCTGGAAAGACATCGAAACGCCGGGTTTTGGTAAGGGGTATGTCGCCGCTCTTGATACGTGGCGCATGTTCGTTGATGGTCTTAACGCTCTACGCGATGAGCGTAACATGACAGTGATCATGCTCGCCCACAGCGAGATCAAGCGGTTCGACAGCCCGGAACACGAACCGTATGATCGCTATCAACCCAAGTTGCACGCCAGGGCGTCTGCTCTCATGCAAGAGCATGTGGACGCCGTCCTGTTTGCAAACTACCGCATCAGCACAGTGAAGTCTGATGTCGGTTTCTCGAAGAAGGTCACCCGTGCGGTCGGTGGAGGCGACCGTATCCTACACACGCAGGAGCGTCCTGCGCTGTTGGCAAAGAACCGTTACAACCTGCCAGAAAGCATCCCGCTCGATTGGCAAGCATTTGCTGAACACGTCCCCTACTACAACTTTGAAACGAAGGAATAGAAGAAATGGCAAACCTCGGTCTAAACTTTGATGCCACGACGGTTGAACCGTCAGCGCCGATTGATGTCATCCCCGCAGGGAAATACGTCGCGCAGATCGTCAACAGCGAAATGCGCGACACCAAGAGCGGGTCTGGCCAATACCTGTGGCTGGAGATCGACATCATGGATGGCCAATACAAAGGCCGCAAACTGTGGGATCGGCTGAACCTCGTGAACAGCAACCCACAAGCCGCTGAGATCGCCAACCGCACGCTGTCCGCCATCTGCCACGCCACCGGCAAGATGCACATCACGGATAGCGAGCAGGTCCACTACATTCCCATGCTGATCAAGGTGGCTGTCCGGCCGTCGGGCGTGGACAAGTCGGGCGTGCAGCGCGAAGCGCAGAACGAAATCAAGGGTTACGAAAAGGTCGAAGGATTTTCGTCATCCAAGCCACCTGCTGCGGCAGCAGCTTCAACCACCGCTAAGTCGGCACCCTGGCGGCGATAGCATAAAGGGGGAGAAATCCCCCTTACCACCATACAAAAAAACAGGAGCATGTAATGGCAACGACGACAGTTCAAATTTCGGCCCCCGACATCCGTGAAATCCAATGCAAAATCATCGGCACTGCGCCGCTGATGATTGCTCGGTTTTCGCAAAAGGCGAAATTGGAGATGATGGCAAAACACGCCGCCGGGTCAACGGCGAAGAAGGGAGGGGCGCGAAACGCAAAAGATTTTGACGAGGCTTTCAACAACGCACGATACATCTCGCCGGAAGGCTGGGATGGCATACACGCCGGGGCGTTTCGCGCTGCGATGATTTCGGCTTGCCGGTTGGTCGGTTACAAAATGACGCTGGCTCGCCTGAGTTTGTTTGTCGTGGCGGACGGGTATGACCATCTGGATCGCACTGCGCTGGTGCGCATCCACGGCCCCAAGCCAGAGCGTTCTGACATGCACGTGCGAAACGCAACAGGCGTGATCGACGTGCGCACGCGGCCAATTTGGCACGAATGGTCGTGTGAATTGCGCATCCGTTATGACGGTGGGCAATTCACCGGAAATGACGTTGTGAACCTGCTGTCGCGTGTTGGTCAACAAGTGGGAATCGGTGAAGGACGTCCAGACAGCCGTCAAAGCGCGGGTCTTGGTTTTGGACTTTTTCGCTTGCAAGAAGCGGACGAATAGGGTTTTCTTTTTGGGTGCGCTTTAGGGCGCACCCAATTCGCCGCAGGCATGGCAGGGTTCGGCTAGGCATGGCCGGGCGTGGCAAGGCGCGGCAGGCAAGGCAGGGCACGGCAGGCGAGGCTGGGCGTGGCGCGGCGAGGCGCGGGCTGGCACGGCAGGCAAGGAGCGGCCAGCTAGGGCATGGCATGGCACGGCAGGCGAGGCGAGGCTGGGTTTGGCGTGGCATAGCAAGGCAAGGCAGGCGCGGCATGGCGTGTTCAGGCGCGCAATGGCAAGGTCAGGCAACGCAGGCAAGGTGTGTCGGGGAAAGACTAGGTGAGGCTCGGCGTGACACGGCAGGCATGGCGGGGCAGGGCAGGACGCGGCGCGTTTGGGTTCGGCACGGCAGGCGCGGATCGACGAGACGCGGCAAGATCGGGCAAGGCAACGCAGGCGAGGTGCGGCAGGGCATGGCCGGGCGNGGCAAGGCGCGGCAGGCTAGGCGAGGCAAGGTTGGGCGTGGCACGGCGTGGCGCGGCAACGCAGGCGAGGCTAGGTATGGCGCGGTGAGGTTCGGCAAGGCGTGACACGGCAGGCATGGCGGGGAAAGGTCCGGTCCGGCAGGGCACGGCAGGCGAGGCGAGGCTGGGCGTGGCCGGGCGAGGCGGGACACGGCACGGCAGGCAAACACAACCACAGGAGGTAAAAGTGAACATTGATGCAGCAAACGAACTCGAAGAACTACGGCGGTTCAACGGCGGCAAACTCAACCCGCATCACGTCGTTGACCGAGCGCGCAGCCCAAACTCTGCGCTCCACCGCTATTTTGAATGGGATGATGGGCAGGCAGCAGAAGCATATCGCCTGCAACAAGCGCGGCAGGTCATCCGCGCCGTGGTGCAGTATATCCCCAGGCAGGACGGCGGCGCGGTTAAAACCCGCGTATATGTTTCCCTGCCAAGTGACCGCGTGACGCACGAAGGCTATCGCGCTGTTGCAGAGGTTATTAAGGACAAAAGGTCCCTAAACGAAGCGATGATCGATCTGCAAAATGAAATTTTGCGGTTGCGCGTGAAATTTGGCGCATGGCGGCAGCTTCAGCCCATCCTTGATGATATGATGAAGCTAGCCCAGAAGAAACCAACAAGGGTAAAGTAGCATGGCCCCTCTGCCGCCGACCATCACGCCAGACCCAACTTTAGAGGCGGCAGACAAAGCCCTTCAAGAGCGAGCGCGGAAAGAACCGCGCCGCACTTACCTTGGCATGTCAGCCATTGGCAACAAATGTTCGCGTAAATTGTGGTATGACTACCACGACCCGCTATCCGAAAACTTTAACGCCATCACGCTCAAGCGGTTTGACGATGGGCACAGGACGGAAGACCTCATCGCACACCGCTTGCGTATGGCCCCCGGCATCCAGCTTTGGACCGTTGATCCCGAAACCGGAAAACAATTCGAGTGTGTGGACCATGACAACAGGTTCAAAGGGCACCTCGATGGCATCATCTTGGGATTATACCAAGCGCCCAAAACCCCACACGTTTGGGAAGCAAAAGCTGTTGAGCAAAAATCGTTTGACAAATTCAAAAAACTAAAAATTGAATTTGGAGAAAAGAACACGCTGCTGCATTGGAACCCGGTTTATTACGCCCAAGCCCAGTGCTACATGGGGTATTACCACATCGACCGGCACTATCTGACCGTCGCCAGCGCAGGCGGTAGAGATTGGGATTCCTGCCGGACAGAGTTTGACGAAGGCGAGTTTGAAAAAATCAAAAACAAAGCCAAGCGCATCCTAGATGCCAAAGTGCCCCTCGCCAAACTGAGCAACGATCCGAATTGGTATGAATGTGGCTGGTGCATTTATAAAGAAAGATGCCACGGCACCAGTTGACATCGGCGCATTATGCGCATTAAGTGGCGTCAATAACCCACTGACGGATGAGAACATGCAAAGCGAAATCTCACTGCGGCCTTATCAAGAGGCCGCAATAAGCGCCATTTACCATTACTTCTCGTGTGAGGATGGCAACCCTCTGATTGTTATGCCGACCGGCACCGGTAAGTCTGTCGTTCTTTCTGCCTTTCTGCGTCGTGCCATCGAAGGCTGGTCAGAAACCCGTGTGCTGGTCCTGACGCACGTCAAAGAGCTGATCCAACAGGACTACGCTGCGCTAATCAGAATGTGGCCAACAGCCCCTGCCGGTATCTACTCTGCCGGGCTGAACAAGCGTGACATCAACGCGCAGGTCCTTTTCGCTGGTATCCAGTCCATCCACAAGCACGCCTACAAGGTCCAACGGTGCGATCTTGTGATCATCGATGAGGCGCACCTGCTGTCGGCCAACGACAATGGCATGTATCGCAAGTTCCTCAAGCAACTGCGCGAGATCAACCCACATCTCAAAGTCATCGGCTTCACCGCCACCCCATACCGTTTGGACGTTGGCTTGTTGCACGAAGGCGAAAACNGCCTGTTCACCGACATCGCATACGATCTNTCAATCCTCGACATGATCCAGCAAGGCTACCTGTGCCCAGTGGTTCCCAAACGGACCAAGACCCAGTTTGATCTTTCCAACGTCGGCACACGCGGTGGTGAATTTATCGCTGGCCAGTTGGAGAGCGCGGTCGATATTGACGAAATCAACCAATCTGCCGTCAACGAAATCGTTGAATGGGGCAAGGATCGTGGGTCATGGTTGATCTTCTGCACAGGCGTCAGCCACGCCCACCATATCCGCGACGCCATCCGCGAACATGGCATCTCCTGCGAAACCGTCCTCGGTGACACGCCGTCTGCGGATAGGTCAAAAATCCTATCAGATTTCAAGTTAGGCAAAATTCGCGCAATCACGAACGTCGGCGTCCTCACCACAGGGTTCGATGCCCCTGGCACTGACCTGATCGCGCTGCTGCGCCCCACAAAGTCAACTGGTCTTTACGTTCAGATGCTGGGGCGCGGCACCCGGCTTGCCAATGGCAAGGATGACTGTCTCGTGTTGGACTTTGCCGGTAACACAGAGCGGCACGGCCCCCTCGATCTCATCAAGGGCAAGTCTAAAAAGAAATCGTCGGAGGAAGGCACGCCGCCGGTCAAGACGTGCCCCGAGTGCGATACCATCAATGCCGCCAGCGCCAGGACGTGCATGTCGTGCGGGTTCGAGTTTCCGGCACCCAAGCCCAAGCTATCAGCCGTCGCGGCTGAACATGCCCTCCTGTCAACGCAAATCCAGCGGCAATGGTTGGAAGTGAGCAAGGTCAGCTACACGTTACACCCTGGCCGCGACGGCAAGCCACCGACGCTCAAGGCGACATACCAGTGTGGCATGACCTTCTACCAAGAATACATCTGTCTCCAGCACACAGGATACGCCCGTGAGAAGGCGCACAAGTGGTGGATAAAGCGATCCTCGTCACCAACGCCCTTGACGGTTGCAGAGGCTTTGACGCTAACTGCCTCCCTCATCACGCCAACCGCCATCAATGTCCGGCCAGAAGGGAAGTATTTCAACATTGCTGGATACCACTTTGCGTGATCACCCCCTCATCGCGTCAATCTTAAAAACATGGCCAGGAGCCAGGATAATGCCCCTCGGATACAACGACAAAGCCCTAGAAGAAGCAGGCCAAGCAGGAGGAGAGTATCTTGATCACATCAAGAAAACGGATTTAGCGTCTCTCACGCAGGAGCAATACACGACGTTCATCACCACCATAATCGGCCGGTATTATGACGTTCTCAACAAAGACTTAGAAAACGATTTACCGTTTTGATGTGGGGGGGGGAAGGATAACATGGTCAAACTCGCATTTAGTGCGTCGGTCGAACCAAAGATCAACCTGACCCTTGGTCGATCCAAATCGGAAATCAGGTGGACAGAACGCAGGTCGCTGACGTGGGATGAATTGGTCAGCCTGCTGACCACCGCGACCGTCGGCGCAAAGGACGGCAGTTGTTACACCCCCGCTACCTTCAGCGGCACTGCACGGCGGATGGACCAAGCAGAGCGCATCGACATCGCCGTCCTCGATAGCGACATCGGCTACACCATCAACGAAATCCGCAATGCCCTAGCCGCGAAAGGGTGGCAGGCCATCATCCACTCAACCTTCAACCACCTCATCGACCACACCAGCATTGCAGCAGCCCCCGCCGACAAATGGATGGCCGAACACAAGACGAATGACATCTCGCTTTATATGATGTCGAAAAAAGGTTACCTCCCGCGTGTCGTTGAAAACTGCACGATCTCAGAGGAAACCAAAGACGGTTCATATATCGTCCAACATGCACCATGTCCCAAATTCCGTATCATCCTGCCGCTCAAGTCGGCGTGGATCGCGGAAGACTACGAAGACCAGAACCTTGCCAACGCCACATGGCGTCAGCGCATCGCCTCACTGTCCTTCGCCCTTGGCCTAGCCACAGACCAATCATGCAGTGACACGTCCAGATTGTTCTACCTGCCACGGCACAAGGCTGGGGCAGAGTATGTGTATGATGTGTTGGATGGCGATCTCTGCCCTATCTGGGACTTACCTGACCCCACGCCCGAACCCGCGCCAGCGCCAGCAAAGCCTCTATCGTTCACTCCAGTGGCATCTGACCACCTCATATACCAAGCACCTAACAAAGAGTGGATCGACCTCACAGAGTGGATCGCGGACAAAGGGCCACGCTTTGAAGTCGTCAAAGCCCTCAAAGCGCGGGCGCCCCACCTCTTTGGTTCTCGGGTTACAGGGGTCAAGCACCACATTGTGTGCCCGCACGCAGACGCCCACATCACCAACCAAATGGACCAAACGGGAACCTTTTGCGTCAACGCATCAGACCTCCCCAAAGCTGGCTTGCCATCCATCACAACAGGCTTCGTGATCGATTGTATGCACGCTGGGTGCGCAGGGCGGGATCGCCTGTCTCACCTTCACAAACTCCTATGCGACAGCGCTTTGAGCATACAAGACCTCAATAGTCCTGATTTCTTGATGCCTGACATCCCGCAGGTCGATCCGTCTGCGTTGCTGCAATCAAGCCAGACAGAATTTAAGCCCTTCTCACCCTCTCAAGGCAACATCACACCAGACCTCTACACCAACCTTCCAGGCGTCTTAGGCCACATGCACGCATGGATCATGGAAACATCTCTCAAGCCACAGCCAACCTTGGCACTGGGTGCTATCCTCGCCTTCTGCGCAGCAGCCATTGGCCAGAAGGTCAAGCTAGGTCACTTCCACACCCGCCCCAACATCTACGTCCTAGGCATAGGGCACTCAGGCTCAGGAAAAGAGCGTCCACAATCTGCGTGTAAGCAAATGGCCAAAGCGGCTGGTTTGTTGGAAAAACTTATTGGTGTGGAAGAAGTGGCATCAGACGCAGGCATCATCGCCTCTGTCCTTCAAAACCCCCACCAACTCATGCTAATCGATGAAGTCAGTTTCCTTCTCAATTCAGCCAATAACAAAAACGCTGGCGCATACCTCGCCAACGTCACAGGCACCCTTCTCAAGCTATACTCATCCAGCCACACCACATACAAAATGAAGTCATACGCCGATTCGGAAAAGGTTAAGGTCATCGACCAACCATGCGTGTCCTTCTATGGCTCCTCAACCCCCAACGGCTTAACCTCATCTCTCAAGACCCAAGACATCAATTCTGGCTTGCTATCACGCATGATGATCTTTGACGTGGGCGACAACGATCCACGCATCTCTCAGGTCATAAACTCTGATCAAACAGTGCCAAATGCCATCGTTGATTGGTTGACGGCGTGGGACAAAATATCCCCAACCCCCAATCCCATCCACCGCGTTGGTGGCGATAGCGTCATCGAACCGCGTAATGTGATGCTATCCTCCGACGCACACAAAATAGCTGTCGCCTTTGAAGGCGAAATGCACGAAGCAAAGATCGCCGCACGCAAAAATGGCACAGACGCCCTTTACGTCCGTGCATTTGAAAACGCGATGAAGTTTGCCCTCATCCGTGCATGTGCATCCATCATGCCGGTGGACGGCGAGATCGATGCACAGAACATCTGTGTGGACCAATCCACTATGCTGTGGGCACTCAATCTCTCCCGCGCCACCGTCAAACGCATGGAAGCAGCGGTCCCAGAAATCGCAGATACCCCCTTTGCACAAAATCTCAAAAACCTTCTCCAGTTCATCCGCGCTGGTGGGCCAGCAGGCAAAACATACAGAGAGGTCAAAAGACACCCATGCGGCAAACACCCGAAAAAAATGATGGAGGACTTGTGGTCCAATATCTCAGGTGCTAACGACGCATACTTGGTTGAAGGCATGAAAACAAAAGGCCGCAAAAGAGATGCCTGGGTGCATAAAGACTTTGTAAACCAAAACAACGAAGATAACGAGGACGAATGACATGCCATCAATAACGCTGACAGACGGGCAACAGACTGCCTTAAAAGAAATCTTAAAGTCTTATCACGAACGCCAGACAAGGCACCTTTTGACGGGATACGCTGGCACAGGGAAAACGACCTTGTTGCAAGAGGTCGTCAAAAACATAGACAAGCGGGTGGTGGTCACAGCCCCCACCAACAAAGCTGTCCACGTCATACACCGTAAGCTGCAAGACGCTGGCATCTACGCCGAGTGCATGACCATCCACAGCCTCTTGGGTGTCTCGCCGCAAACAGCGAACAGCGAAAAGAAGCAACTGAAGCGGGTATCAGACCCCAAATTCCACAAATTCAACTGTGTCATNATCGATGAGTGTTCCATGATCTCATCTGAGATACAGAAATACATCGATGACGACCTGTTTTCCCATTGGGTGCTATACGTGGGCGACCCGGCCCAGCTGCCGCCTATTGGAGAAACAGAAGCAGCGTGTTTCTCCACTCCCAACAAATCCAACCTTTCAACCATCGTCCGCCAAGCCGAGAGCAACCCTATCATCCAGGCGTCTGTGTGCTTGCGTGAGAGGCTTGATTGGTCATGGTGCAAGCAAGACGTGCGGGACGACGCCACAGGCATCTACACGCCAGAAAAGGGCGAGGTGTATGCGTGGATGAAGGAGGCGTTCACGTCACACGAGTTTGCCCAAAACAACGACTTCTGCCGGTATCTCGCTTACACCAACAAACGAGCCATCGAGATCAATACCCTCGTGCGTGGGTGGGTGTATGGCAAAACAGAAACGCCCTTCGTCGAAGGGGAGATGGTGGTCACACGCAAGCCGATCACAGACAGCAGAGGCAAGCCAGTGTTCGCGGTCAATGATGAAATGCGCGTTGAAACCATCAAACGCGGTCAAGACATCACCATGACCTTCCCCGACCACAATGGCGGAGGCAAACGGCAAGAGGTCAAAGGGTGGCAGTATAAGCTGCCAGTGTGGGAAGTCTCCTTTGGACCCGACATCGTGTGCCGTGTGCCCGTTGACCAGCGGGAATACGACACCCTATGCCGTAGGGTGAAGGCTGAAGCCGCTATCAACTCTGCCCGCTGGTGGGAGTTCTACACGATGGTGCATGACCCCATCGCAGACATACGCCACGTCTACGCCATGACCATCCACACCAGCCAGGGCAGCACGTTCGACAACGTGTTCATCGACATCAACGACTGCCAAGCCAATGGGCGTGCAAACCCAGATGAGTTGCGAAAGCTGCTCTACGTGGCAGTCACCCGGCCACGAGAGACAGTGACGCTGGTGCAGTAAAGGGGGCGTAAGCCCCCTTTTTTTTAGATGTCGAAGTCTTTGTGGATGCACGCCGTTCTATTGCGACCTGTGGTCCTTAAGGTGTGGACAACAATGTCGCCGTCATTGAGAGCGTTTTCTAAGATCGGCTCCCAATTATGATTGGGAAAACCGCGACCAATTTCACGCAAGGTCTTGCCAGA